TTCTTTTGATGTTGATAATTTTATTGTGGCTCCCACTCCAAATTCAGACTATGCAGTAGAGTTGCATTATTTTTACAGACCAGCTTCTTTAACAACAGTTGATTCTGGAACAACTTGGATAAGCGAAAATGCACCAGATGCATTATTGTACGCAAGCTTGGTGGAGGCTTACACTTTTATGAAAGGTGAATCAGATTTAATACAACTTTACACTGCTAGATTTACAGAATCTATTAGCAGACTTAAATTATATGCTGAAGGTCAAGAAAATACTGATGCTTATAGGGAGGGATTGGTTAGAACTCCAAAACAATAAAAAGGTAGCAAAATGAAAAAAAAATTAAAAAGTGTAGCCATAGTTGGCTTGGGCAATAGTTGTTCCGAATACATAATGAGTAAAATTAGGAGTGAACAATTTGATGAAACTTGGGCAATAAATGCTATTTCATCCGTAATTTATCACGATAAAGTTTTTATGTTAGATCCAGCATCAAGATTTTTAGACACACCTAATGCTGGTAAACAAACTGATATAATGTCTCAAAGACTTAAAGCAAAATTAAATATACCTATTTTTTCTTGTGAATTAGATAAAAGATGTCCAGATGTAGTTGAATATCCTTTGCAAGAAGTTTTGCAAAAAACTGGGTATGCTTACCTAAACAACACTGTAGCCTATGCAATAGCTTATGCAATTTACAGAGAGGTTCAAGAATTACATCTTTATGGAATTGATTTTACACACAAAAATGTAGCTTTTGCAGAGGCTGGTAGAGGTTGTTGTGAATTTTGGTTAGCTATTGCAACTACAAAAGGCATTAAAATAAATATAGCTCACAACTCCTCCTTATTGGACACCAATGTCCCCGAAGATCAAAAGTTATATGGTTATCATAGACTAGATAACCCATTAATATCTACTGTTTCCAAAGGAAATTTAATGATTAAACGAAAATCTAAAAAAGACCCACCAAATCCAGTTGACTTACCTAATGTTATTGGTAGAGAAGATATACCTGGCGTGACTTATGAGGAGAAAAAAAGTGTTTAATGTAGGAGTATCACAAACTGGAAAAGTAAATGTCATGACATCAGATCAAGGCGGATTAACAAACGAACAAATAGCGGATTTGGCCGTTGATAAAATAGTCAGCATCTCCGAACAAGCTCCGCCACATATTAGACAACAAGCTAAACAATTCAGAGAATATCTTAAAAAAGTATTGTATCATTATCTACTATTGGCAAGAAAGGAAGAACGTGGTACTATTATTCAAGCCTTGAGATCAAGTGGTCAAAAGGAAATGGCTGAATATATAAGGAGACTCTAATATGGCTATAGCACAAGCAATGTGTACTTCCTTCAAGAAAGAGTTGTTAGAAGGTGTACACAATTTTAAACTAAGCGGTGGTGACACTTTCAAATTAGCACTTTATGCAGAAGGTAGTGGTGGTAAATCATCTACAACTGCAACACTAGGAGCTGCAACTACTGCATTTACAACAACTGGTGAAGTCGCATCTAGTGGTTCATATGCAACTGGTGGTGGTTCTTTAACAAGAGTAAATCCAGCAACATCTGGAACAACTGCATTTACAGATTTTGCTGATCTAAGTTTTACAACTGCAACAATTACTGCGATGGGTGCTTTAATATACAATAGCTCAGACAGTAATAAAGCTGTTGCTGTTTTGGATTTTACATCCAACAAAACCTCTACAGCAGGAACATTTACAATACAATTTCCAACTGCGGATGCTTCAAACGCTATTATCAGAATAGCCTAATCAAAGGCTAACCGATGGCGAACATTAACGGTTGGGGTCGAGGCACATGGGGAGAAGGAGCATGGAGCTCTCCTCTTCCTGTAGAAGTTACTGGTGTTTCTGGTACTACGGCACTTGGTAATGAAGTAGCCTCTGCTGGAGCTACTGTTACTCCTACCGGGATTTCTGCAACCTCATCTTTAGGTAACACAGTTGAAACTGGAACTGCTAAAGTTACCCCAACGGGTGTTCAGGGTTCTGGACAACTTGGGGATGAAATTACAAGACCACAAATTGTAGTCGGTGTAACGGGTGTTCAAGCCACTAGTGCTCTTGGAACGGCTGAAGCGGCTGGACAAACAATTATTTCCCCTACTGGATCGAGTGCAACTGGTGCGATTGGCGACACAGTTGAAACTGGGACGGGTACTTTTACTCTTACTGGCGTAAGTGGTACTTCTTCTGCAGGTGATGTAGCAATAATAGGAAATTCTTCTGTTACTGGAGTAGGTCTTGCTGCAACTGGAGAAACAGGAACGGTAACTGCCCTTCCATCGATAGAGGTTGTACCAACGGGTGTTTCTAGCACTGGTGAGATTGGCGATGCTTTAGCGGCGGGTGGAGCTAAAGTTGTTGAGGATGCTATCACAGGTACTGGTAATATTGGTGAGGAAGCCGTAAAAGGTGATGCTAATATTTTTGTAAGTGGCGTTTCTGCTACTGGAAACAACGGCACTGTTAATATTATTGGTGGTTGTAATTTCGTTTCTACGTCTGTAATTGGCACAACTTCTTTGGGTGAAGAAACTATTCTAACAGAAATACCCGTTCCAGTTACAGGTATTTCTGGAACCGAAGGTATAGGAACACTTGTCATAATACCTGAATGTGTGGTATCTTTAACTGGAATTAGTGCCACTGGTGCAACTGGTGAGGAGCAAGTTTATAGTTTAATTGAGCCAGACCAACTGGCAAACTGGGTAGAAAAGGCGGCATAAATTATGGCAGAATATACTAATGATTTAAGATTAAAAGAAATAGCTACAGGTGATGAATCTGGAACTTGGGGTACATCGACAAACACGAACCTAGAACTAATAGGTGAAGGTTTAAGTTTTACCACAAAAGATTGTTTTGCCTCTAATGCAGATCAAACAGAAACTGTGGCAGATGGTTCAACAGACCCATTAAGAGGTATGTACGTTAAGGTAACATCTTCTGCAACATTATCTGCAACAAGAGTTCTTACTATTCTACCAAACACAGTAAGTAGATTACAATTTATTGAAAATGCTACAACAGGTAGTCAAATAATAACTATAAAACAAGGTTCAGGTTCAACTGTTAATATTGCAAATGGAGAAGTTAAGGCAGTATATTTAGACGGAGCTGGAAGTGGAGCGGCAGTTGTTGATGCGTTTACAGATTTAAATTTAGGTGGTAATCCAACATCGACCACACAAACAGCGGGTAACAATACCACAAGACTTGCGACTACAGCATTTGTAACAACAGCAGTCGGTAATGCAGAGCCATTTCCATCGGGTACATCAATGTTGTTTCAACAAACATCAGCACCTACTGGTTGGACAAAGCAATCAACTCACAATGATAAAGCACTAAGGCTAACATCTGGAACTGTAGGAACTGGTGGTAGTGTAGCTTTTACTACTGCAATGGCAACTCCTGCCGTTAGTTTGGGTAGTGTTACTGGTAATCCTGGAACAAACCAAACTGTAAGTGCAGGAAACTTGGCTGTAAGTATGAGTGGTAACATCTCAAATACAACATTATCAACAAATCAAATTCCAAGTCACGAACATACCACTGCTCTTGGTGCAGGTGGTACGAATCATTTGGCTATTATAAATGCTTCAGTTAACACACAAGCTGCAACTTTCTATAATTTAGGAGGGAATACTGGTGGTGGTGGATCACACAATCACGGACATAATTTAAGTGGCAGTATGACTGGTGCTCCAACTTTAAGTGGTAATGTAACTGCAGGTAACTTAGCAGTAGCCGCTTCAACTGCCACTATTAATGTGCAATATGTAGACTTTATTATAGCTAATAAGGATTAATATGAAGTTAGAAGTAGAAGATAATTGTCCACTTAATAACTTTAAAAAATGCAAACAGTTTAAATGTGCATGGTTTGTGCAAATGAAAGGTACAAATCCAAATGATGGTAAAGAAGTAGATGAATATGCTTGTGCTATGGCATGGTTGCCAATGTTGTTAGTAGAGAATGCAATGCAGTCAAGACAAGCAGGAGCTGCAATAGAATCATTTAGAAATGAAATGGTAAAGGCAAATGAGTCAAATCAAAACTTATTACAATTATCAAAGATTATGGAACAAAGAACAAATAAGGCATTATCATAATGAATGATATGACAAAAATTAAAAATATGACATTTATATCTGGATACGAAAACATAGCTTCTGATGATTACTGCGACAGAATGATTGCTAAATTTGAGTTATTATTAAAAGATTCTTCTGTTCATATGGCATATGGTTCAGAGCAAAATGGTTCTAAAAACAGAAAAGATTTTCAATTTTATTTTGATGAAAAAAGAAATGATACAGAAGATTTGGCTACAGAAACTCATAAGATATTAGATATTGCTTTAGCAAAATATATGGATGAGTTTCCATCATTTGCTGTAATACCATGTTACAGTAGAGTTATAAAAGTACAAAAAACGCCACCTAAAGGGGGATTCCATGAATGGCACAAAGAACATTTTCTTGGCGAAGCATCTCACAGAATATTAACATGGACAATTTATTTAAATGATATACCTGAAGGTGAAGGTGAAACTGAGTTTCTTGAGTATGGCGTAAAAGTACAACCCAAAAAAGGAACTGTGTGTTTTTTTCCTGCATCTTGGACACACACTCATAGAGGAAATGCAGTTTACACAAAAGACAAATATATAGCAACTGGTTGGTACTACCAAGTTTAAGGAGAAAAATAATGGCAAAAATAACATACATCCACGAAGGAGAAAAAGATAGCACAGCAAGAATAGCTATTGATGGTGAGTACATTGACTCAGCAAATTTTGTTGGTTTTGTTGATAGTAACATTCATGCAATACAATGGGATGGTTCATCAGGTGAAATTGAGTACAAGGACAATACACCAAATGCAACAATAACAGATATATCATCTTATGGCTTTGAAACAAAATATGCGACAGAAAAACAAGCAAAATTAGATGCTGAATCACAAGCTGAAACACAAGCTGAGGCTGATAGAATTGCTAACATGACATATGCAGATAAAAGATTAGCAGATTATCCATCTATAGGCGATCAGTTAGATGACATTTATCACAATGGTATTGATGGTTGGAAAGGTACAATCAAAGCAATTAAAGATAAGTATCCAAAAGAATAAATATGCAATATAAAGTCTTTGACAATTTTTTACCTAATGAAGAATTTAATGCAATAGCAAATATAATTATGTCTCAAAATTTTCATTGGTATTATTTACAAGGTGTGGCTTCAAAAGCAAATGAAGATGAAGCTACCAATAACAACAATTTTTTTTTTACACACCTTCTTTATGCAGCACATCAACCTACATGTAATCATTATAATGATATTATGGGTAGTGTAGAAAGAGCATTGAATGTAAAAGCAAATATGATTGTTAAATCTGTTATAAGAATAAAATGTAACTTATATACGAGGACTGAAAAAATACTTGAACATGAGTTTCATGCTGACCAAACTTTTAGTCATCATACCTGTATTTTAGGTATTAATGACAATGATGGTTATACGATGTTTGAAAATGGAGATAAAGTTGAAAGCAAGGCAAACAGAATGTTAGTTTTTGATGGTTATGATAGACATTGTTCAACAACATGTACAGATCAAAAAGTAAGATTAAATATTAACTTTAATTTTTTATAGGAAACAAAAGGAATAATAAAATGATTCAAGATCAACTAGATGATATTTATCACAATGGTATTGATGGTTGGAAAACAACTATAAAAGCAATTAAAGATAAATATCCTAAATAAAAGTTAGTTTAATGCCAATAACGTCTTTAAAATTCAGACCTGGAATAAATAAAGAGACAACTTCTTACTCAAACAAAGGTGGATGGAACGATTGCGATAAAATACGTTTTCGTTTTGGATTTCCAGAAAAATTAGGTGGTTGGGAAAAATATGCTGCTGGAACTTTTTTAGGAACATCAAGAACTTTACATTCTTGGGCAAATTTAGAAGGTGACAAGTTTTTAGGATTAGGAACTGAACAAAAATTTTATATTGAACAATCACAAACGTTCAATGATATTACTCCAATAAGACGTAAAGTCGTTAATGGTGTTGTAATTTTTGATATTGATGGAAACCCAATTATAACAGTTGTATCAGGAAATGCTGGCACTGGTGCTGTTGGAACAGTTATTATTGAATCAACTTACAAAGTTAAATCAACTAATCCAGAAAATAATTTAAGAATTTTAGGTACTACAGAACTTGGAACAGTCACTATAAACACTCCTCCTTCTTCTGCGAATTTATTTGGTACTGGAGAAGTGGGAACTGCTACTGTATCTATTACAGATGAATCAACTGTTATAGTAGGCGATTAAAGTATGGCAATAACTTTTACCACATCAACATCAAGTTCAACTGTTACTGTGAATGATACTTCTCATGGAGCAATAGTTGGGGATTTTGTAACCTTTAGCAATTCTAATACTGGTAATACAACTTTAAATTTTCAACTGAATCAAGAGCATAAAATTGTTACTGTGCCAACAAATGACAGTTATACAATAACATTAAGTGATGATGCAGCAGCGACTTTGTCTAGTTCTGGATCAGCAGACGCAGAATATCAAATAAACACTGGATTAAATACAGTTGTACCAGGTACTGGCTGGAGTGCTGGTAGATGGGGTGCAGATGGTTGGGGATTAGCTTCAACTGATGTTGTTGGTGGTGGCACAATTAAACTTTGGTCACAAGATAATTTTGGTGAAGATTTAATTTTTAACGAAAAAGACGGCTTTGTTTTTTATTGGGATAAAACTCTTGGACTTAATGTAAGAGCAAAAAATTTAATTGAATTATCTGATGCAGCACCGACTAAATCAATAAAAGTTATTGTGTCTGAAAGAGATCGTCATGTAATTTGTTTTGGTGCAAATCCTTTAGGATCAAGTTCTCAAGATAAATTGTTAATTAGATTTAGCACACAAGAAAATCCATTTCAATGGATACCAAGTGCGACTAATACGGCAGGTGATTTGAGAATAGGTTCTGGTTCTGAAATTATAACTGCTGTAAAAACAAGACGAGAGATAGTTGTTTTAACAGATACATCTGTTCATAGTATGCAGTTTATAGGGCCACCTTTTACTTTTGGAATAAATCAGCTTGCTAGTTCTATTACTGTTCGTGGTTTCAATAGTGCTGTTGCAGTGGGTGATGCTGTGATGTGGATGGGTTATGATAGATTTTATATTTATGATGGTCGTGTTCAGGTTTTGCCTTGTTCTGTAAGAGACCATGTGTTTCAAGACTTTAATGAAACACAATCAGACAAAGTGTATGTGGGTGTAAATTCAGCTTTTGGTGAAGTATTTTGGTTCTATCCTTCAGCTACAAACGCAATATCTAATGGTGGAAATGGTGAAAACGATAAATATGTTGTTTATAACTATGATCAGAAAATCTGGTATGTTGGCAATCTTGCAAGAAGTTCTTGGATAGATAGAGGTGTTTATCAATATCCTTTAGCAACAGATTCTAATCTTGTGTATAACCATGAAAAAGGTAACGATAATGATGGTGCAGCTTTCACATCATTCATACAATCAAGTCCTATAGATATTCAGGATGGTGATCAATTTGTATTTTTAAGAAGAATGTTACCAGATGTAAGCTTTGATAATAGTGATAATGATATAAGCGAAAATGATAAAAAAGCTATATTTTCATTAAAAGCACAAAGATCTCCTAATGGTGGTTTTGTAAAAACTTCTGAAAACACTGTAACATCATCAACAGAAATCAATCATTTAAGATTAAGAGGTAGATCTTTTGGATTGAGAGTTGAAAGCACTACACCAAAAGTAAATTGGAGACTTGGAACAAACAGAGTTGATTTAAGAGCGGATGGAGATAGATGAGCAGACAACTTGCACCACCAAATTTTTCATTACCACCAGACGAGTATGATCCACAATATTTCAGTGAGATGGTAAGAAGTCTAAGTCAACTTGTCACACAATTACAAAATCCCGGTGAACTTCGAGGAACAAAAATCACTTTGACGGATCTGCCAACAAGTGATGAAGGTCTTGAGCCTGGATCTCTTTTTAACGATAATGGAACAATTAAAGTAAAGGCATAGACGAAATTACAATTTTAGGATAATATAAAGCTATGAGTTTAGGAAAACTAATAAAATCACTTGCACCAATTGCAATAAGTGCCTTTGCTGGTCCAGCAATTGGTTCTGGCATAGGTCAATTGTTTGGTAGCTCTGCTGTTAGTCCCTTTATTTCAAGAGCCTTAACAGGTGCAGTCACATCTAAATTAATGGGTGGTAAAAACAAAGATGCTTTGAGAAATGCTTTATTAAGTGGCATTGGTGGAATG